ACTCAATGGTGCAAGCAAAGTATCCAAAAACGGTATGCAGGTCAAGAAGCCTGGTGACGGCAAGCGGGTTATTTAATTTAAAAAGAGGGTGTATCAATGTCTTTAGAAAACTTATCTTTAGAAGCTCGTGATGAATTGGCTTCCTTGGCTCAAACAATGGCTGAGGACCCCAAGACACGTGAGGCTTTTTTGCGCTTGACTCAACAAGTTAAGCCTGATTTGCAGATTCCTGAAATTCAAATCAAGGATTCAACTCGTGCTGAAATCAATCAGATTAGGCAAGAGAATGCTGCTCTTCAGGCCAAAATGAGAGAAAGGGATGCTCTTGAAGAACTATCTAGCAGACGCAATAGCTTGGTCAAAAAAGGTCTTATTGAATCTGAAGACGAAGTTAAAGACGTTGAGAAACTAATGCTTGAGCGTGGTATTACTAACCATGAAACCGCAGCCGAATATCATAACTGGATGAAGCAAGCTGCCAAGCCTACACCATCTGGTTACAATCCCAATGCCATGAGCGGGTTTGACCTGAAGGGTTATTGGAAGAATCCCGTGTCTGCTGCTAGAAATGAAGCAGCCAAGGCATTGAATGAATTGCGTAATCCTAGAGGCATGAGGCCCATAGGATTAAATTGAGTTGGTAAAGAGGGTTTAATTTGTAGGGGCAGTGATGCCCATCTTTAAGGAGTCGTTATGGCTATAGGTGGTGGTATTCTGCCAGCAACAGGGTCGAGTCAGTTTACTGAGTTAACCTACGTTACCCGCAGAGCTTTTATTCCAAAACTCGTTGTACAACTGTACAACAGCACGCCCTTGATGGCAGCATTGATTGCAAACAGTCAACAAGCCTCTGGTGGTGTGTCTTCTGTAACCGTGCCTGTTCAGGGTGCTCAATTTGTGAATGCTCAGTGGTCTGACTATTCTGGTTCATTTAACCAGCCGTCAGTTCAGCAGGGTGCTTACAACGCTGAGTATGACCTCAAGCTAATGATTTCTCCCGTACCGTTCCTCGGTATGGAGGGAGCCGTTCAGCAAGACGCAGCTATTATTCCGTTGATTGAAGCTCGTATGAACGATGCAACCAACGTGATGATGGATGCAATGGCAACAGCTTTGTACAACAACACAACCAACAACCAACAGTTCATCGGCTTGCCCGCTGCTGTGGATGATGGTACAGGTGGTTCTACATACCAAGTCACTTACGGTAACATCAACCGTAATACCAATACCTGGTGGCAGTCCAAAGTGTACGCTGCTGGTAACACAAACCCCACAAGACAAAACATTCTCCAGTACATCTCTGGTACAGTGAAAAAAGGCGCAGAAATGCCTTCTTTCGGTGTCTGCGGATTTGGTACTTGGACATTGTTGGCTCAAGACTTTGTTGGTCAAGAGCAATATGTTATTACCCCAGGTTCAGCCTTTGATGGCGATAACAATGGTCCTCAAGCAGCATTCAGAGCACTGATGGTTGCTGGTGTGCCAATTTATCCTGACCCATACTGCCCAGAAGGTACGGTCTATTTCTTGAACACCAACTACTTGAGCTTGTACATCCACGAGCAAGGTTCATTTGTGTTCACAGGATTTGAGTCTACTCTTCCCAACTGGCAGATTGGTTACGTTGGTGCGGTTATTATGATTGCCGAATTGGTAAGCGTGAAACCAAAATCAATGTCCAAAGTCACTGGCTACAACTACTTGTCACTATAAAGGAGTTCAGTCATGTCACTTTCACCCAATAAAATCATTCTTGCTAATGCAGCGACCAACACCGCTGGTGCATATTTTGAGCCTACCGCAGTCAACGCTACATCTTCTGGTGTAACCGTTCCTGCTGGTTTGTATCAAGCGTTGCCCACGGCTAACGTCTACATTCAGTTCAACACTTCTACCAACATTGCTTCACCAACTTGGACCAACATCCTAGCTGCAAACACTGCTGGTATCGTGTGGTCTGACGGTACAAACGTGCAAGCTGTATCTTCCAACACATCTGCAACCATTACGCTTTACGGCTCAAATGGTGGTCAAGCTGTGTCAGGCACTTACAACAACGTCTAAGGAGCACCTAATGGCTAATCCCGATTCAGTCAGTCAGTTTTACTTAGATTCTTTTGGGAGCGGTCGTATTGGTACTGTTCAAGCCACTCAGTTCAACACGGCTGGTAATGCTGTCATTACCATCCCGTTGCTCAATGGTGGTATGACCAAGGGTGCTGCGGTCAATTCATCAGGTGCAGTAATTGTTCGTAGAATTACGATTAACAACCCATCTGGCTCACTGGCTTCAGCCAATGTATCTATCACCACTAGCAATGACGGCAATGCAAGCAATGCTGTTGTAGCCAATGTGGTGTTGGCTAACTTGACTGCAACTGGTTTGTATCAAGACTTGACAATTGCCTCACCTTACAGCACCACAACCGCAGTCAGTGGATTTAACACCAACGCTTTATACGTGAATATCAACACAGCAAGTGGAAACAGCAACACTGCTAGTATTCAGGTATACGGTGACGTAGTTACTTTCTAATGAATGTTTTTGTAACCAATCGTAGTGAAGTACCGTTGACCGTAGGGTATGACGGTACTCTTTACGAGTTTAAAAAAAATGTTCCTGTTGAATTGCCTTATGAAGGTGCTGTGCGTCTTTTTGGGCATGAACAAGAGGACAAAGAGCCTATTCTAGTTCGCTATGGATGGATTAAACTTCATAGTGAATTGGAAGAAGGTTTAAAGATTTTGTCTCGGTTTGAGATAACAACTGAGAAACCTAACAGCTCGCAACCCTCGGCTGTAGGCGTAGTACCCTTGCGTGTTGAAAAACATGCAGGGGGAAAATCCTCACAGAGGGCAGCATAACATGGACGCTAAATGGCAACCTTATCTTCCTATCTCACGGAAGTCCGTAGGCTCTTGCACGATGCCAATGGAGTCTTCTGGTCCGACTCGGAGCTGACGGACGATATCAATTCTGCCCGTGAACGAGTCGTTAGAGATACTGGTTGCCTACGTACCCTGATTGTTTCAGCCACCCCTATAGGGGCAGATGGTTCAGCAGCTATACCTTGGGCTGCTAATCTTGCTGTTACTGCTGGTCAGTACATCTTTTCCAACATTTATACCTATCAAGTCACAACCAGTGGCACGCTAGGTACATCTGCACCTCCCTATCCAACAGGCAATGGTGGATTTCCACCTAGCACGCCTTTTGCTAATGGCACAGCGTATTTGACCTATTACGCTCCTGCTGAAATTATTCCGTATTCAGCTTTGAATGTTACCAATCAGATATTGGATGTCCTCAATGTCACCATTTATTGGGGCAATAGTCGTATTCCGCTCAGATATTTGCCTTTTAGCAACTTTAATGCCCAATTGAGATATTGGCAGAATTACATTGGTAGACCCGTGTGTTTCTCTGTTTATGGTCAACAACAAATTTATATTGGTCCTGTGCCTGACCAGAGCTATTTGATGGAAGTGGATACGGTAATATTGCCTTTGCCATTGTCTCAAAACACACCCAATGCTGTAGACCCTATCAACGACCCATTCACGCAACCTGTAGCCTTTTACGCTGCTTACAAAGCCAAGTATAAAGAGCAGAGCTATGGTGAAGCAGAGATATATCAGCAACAATACAAACAACAAGTACAGGCAGCTCTCAATAGCTCCTTTACAAGACGCATACCTGACCCCTACTCAACACCGTACTAAACATGGCAGCAGCAGAACAGAAAAAGTCCTATGCCATTATTAAAGCCTTCAAAGGTTTAAATACCAAGGCTAATCGCACGGCTATTGAAAAAGAAGAGTTCAGTTGGCTGGAAAATGCTCAGCCTATAGGCAGTGGCAATATCAAGATTGTGGCTGCTCAAAACAACCTGACATTTGCAAGCAATAGCAGTGCCAACATTGTGACCAGTGCGAATGTTGCGTCTTTTTACTCCACCAACATTAACCTGACAGACTATTTACTGGCATTTGAGAATGACGGTAGAGGAGAATATGTCAGCATCACCTCTTCAGGTTCTGGTAACACGGCAGGAAATATTGCTACAACAGGTACGTTTTCCAATGCAGGAGTGACGTATTGCCAGTACAAAAATCAGTATGCGGTGATAGGTGACCCCAAAAAAGGTTTGTTTGCTTGGGATGCAACACACCTCAATCCTGTTGGTAGTGTGGGCAGTATTGGTATTACTGTGCCAGGTGCAGGGTATACAGAAGCACCCAATGTGGTGATAGACGCACCTACATCAGGATATGGCGTGCAAGCTACTGCTGTGGCTACCGTGACCACAGGTGCGGGAGGCGTGGCTTCTGTGACAATCAATGCTGGGGGTAGTGGATACACTACTTTGCCAACAATAACATTTAGTGCGCCAACTACGGCTGGCGGTATAACTGCTCAAGGTGTTGCGACAATTACCAGTGGCGCAGTTACAGCAATAACAGTTACAAACCCTGGTTCAGGTTATATTTCAGCTCCAAGTGTCAGTTTTTCAGGTACAGGTGGAGCATCTGCTACAGCCACGTTAGTACAGGGCTCTCTTAACAGCATTACCCTTACCAACGCAGGATTAGGTTACACATCACCCCCCAATGTTACTATTTCGGGTGGTGGTTCTAACATCACAACAACCGCAGTAGCCATCACTTCTCTCATTACTTTTGCCACAGGCACAGTGGCTATTTTGGTGACAAGCGGTGGTTCTGGATACACTTCTGCACCTGCTGTGACCATCACAGGTTCTGGTACAAACGCTGCAGGCACGGCTATTTTGTCAGGTGGCTCTGTCACGCAAGTGATTATGACCAACCCAGGCACGGGTTATGATGCCAGCACCACAGTGTCTTTTGGTGCTGCACCTATGGGTGGTACAACTGCCACGGGTATAGCCATTACCAACACAGATGGAATTGTGGATGTAGCCACGTTTTCAGGGCGTACTTGGGTGGCTGTGGGGCGTACAGTCTATTATTCAGCTTCTACAAGCCCGTTTGACTTTACGTCAGTAAGTGCTGGCTCACTGACATTGACAGACGAAACCCTGCACGGAAACATCACGGTTCTGTATTCAGCCAACAATTTCTTGTACATCTTTGGTGATGACTCGATTAACGTCTTTTCAGATGTCAGGGTTACCTCTACAGGGGCAACTCTGTTTACCAACACCAATGTGTCGGCTTCTGTGGGTACTAAGCGTATTTACGCTATCTTTCCGTATTTCAGAAGCCTGTTGTTTATGAATGACTACGGTATTTATGCCCTGGTTGGTAGTACAACATCCAAGATTTCAGACCCGTTAGACGGTATTTTCCCCTATATTGACTTCTCACAGCCTGTGACTGGGGGGCAAGTGCTCCTCAATAACATTTTGTGCGCTGCATTTAACTTCTACGTTAATTCATCTTTCCCACTAGGCCCTGCACCCAGTCGGTTTATCCAAGCTGTGTTCTTTGAAAAGAGATGGTTTATTACCTCACAAGGCAACGGTATCAATTATGTGACTTCTGTACCTGTAGGAGGTGTTGTAAGCCTCTACGGTGTGGCTACAACCACGCTTTACAGGCTGTACAACAACCCGTCAGCCAATATAGCGTCTTATATTCAGACTGCTCTGGACCCTATGGGGGACAGTATCAGAACTAAACAAGCCCTGAAATTTGGTGTAGAAGCGACTTTGACTCAGGGTGGCACGTTCTATATCACTGTAGACTCAGAAAGCGGTTCTAGCCCCGTTTACGTGCTTTCTACCAATGCGTCTTGGATTAACAATGTAGGCACGACTATAGGTTGGACAAATAATGCGTCTGCTACGATAATTTGGGTAACAAGCAACGGGTATTATCTGTACAAATCAGATGCACAGCAGTATGGTAAATATCTAGGGTTAACCCAGACCAGCAACAGTGCTGCGTTCACGGTTAACACATTCGAGTTTGAACATGAATTAAGAGTGAGGTTCTAAAATGGCTGTTCCGTATACATTTGGCTCTGCAACATCGGCTATTCCACTTTCACAGTTGGATAGTAACTTTGCCACTGCTATCACACTAGGGTCTACAGCCCTGACTTTGGGGACAACTACAACTACTGTTGCAGGGTTAACTCTCACATCTCCTGTTATTAGCACGATTAGCAACACAGGCACATTGACTCTGCCCACAAGTACAGATACTTTGGTAGGTAGAGCAACCACAGATACGCTGACCAACAAGAGTATCAGTGGAAGCACAAATACACTTACAAATATCCCCAATAGTTCGCTCACCAACACCACGGTGACCATAGGTAGCACGAGTATTGCTTTAGGTGGCACGGCAACTACGGTAGCTGGCCTGACACTTACAAGTCCTACCATGACTACCCCCATATTGGGTACACCTACTTCTGGCACGTTAACAAATTGCACGGGTTATCCAACATCTGCGTTGTCGGGCACTATCAATCTTACTTCACAAGTCACAGGCACATTACCCGTAGCTAACGGAGGCACAGGACTCACATCATTCACCGCCAATGGTGTGGTGTATGCAAGCTCTACAAGTGCTTTGGCTACTGGGTCTGCGTTACAGTTTGATGGAACTAACTTAGGATTAGGAGTTACTCCTAGTGCTTGGGCATCACCAGTACAAACTGCTTTGCAACTTAAAGGCGGTGCTTCTTTTGCTTCTTGGGGTTCATATGGTGGTGCATACACTGTTGCTAATGCTTTTTACAATGGCACAAACTGGAAATACTTAGCAAACAATTTGGCTGGTTTGTATGTAAATGAAAGTGGGGTTCACGCTTGGTCAACAGCCGCATCAGGTTCAGCAGGAAACAATGTTTCCTTTATCCAAGCAATGACACTAGACACTAGTGGTAGATTATTAGTGGGTTGTACATCAACAGACTCAGGCGCTCAATTCCGTTTTCAATATGGTTCAGGTCAAAATGGTTTGCAACTATTTGACAATAGTGGTGCAAGTGGTAGCACATTTGTTATTTTTGGCATTAATTCAGGTGGAAACGCCAATATTGGTTCTATTGCAAGGGTTGGAGCGACAGCGGCAGTTATTTACAACACAACTTCTGATTATCGTTTAAAAACTGTTACTAATCCTGTGTCTGGTCAAGGGGAACGAATTGATGCTCTTAAACCAATTGATTATGTATGGACAAAAGATGGACAAAAAGCCCGTGGTTTCTTAGCGCATGAATTTCAAGAAGTATATTCAAACAGCGTTACAGGAACTAAAGATGGTGTAGATGCTGATGGAAAACCAATTTATCAGCAAATGCAAGCCGCAACATCTGAAGTAATTGCTGACCTTGTTGCTGAAATTCAATCACTTAGAAAACGCATATCAACTTTGGAGAATAAATAATGGCAAGCACTTACAACTGGATTGTGGAGCAGATGGACTGCTATCCCACATACGAATCACAAACAGACGTAGTCTTTACAGTTCACTGGCGTTGCAATGCAACATCAGACCAAACGCACGTTGTCAATGGTCAGACTGTGCCTTATACAGCAACTATATACAGCACACAATCTTTGACTTACACCGCTGGGTCACCTTTTACCCCGTTTGCAAGCCTAACGCAACAAGATGTGCTTAATTGGATTTGGGGCGCGGGTGTATCAGAAACAGGCACACAAACCGCATTGGATGGCATGATTAACGCACAGATCAATCCTACTGTGGTGACACCTCCCCTTCCCTGGACAACACAAGGAGCATAAAAATGGAAACAGTAACTCTACAAACTCAACTTGTTAATGTCATTCTTCAGTATTTGTCTACCAGACCATACAATGAAGTGGCTCAGCTTATAGCCGAGATACAGAAACAAGCCACTCCACCAGCTCCTGTGGAACATCAACAATGAGTGTAAATGCGCCATTCACACC